CACTCAGGCTTGACCACTTTTTTCCCGTCGCCCGGCTCGACCGAGACCGTCACCCTTTGATTGAGGAAGTCGTAGCCGAACCCGATTTTCGGGGTCACGCAGCCGGTGAGGAGCAAAGCCACCGCCGCGACCGCGTATTTCATTTGCGGGAGAACTTCGCGATGATGTTCACCACCGAGCGCAGCGTCTTTTCAGGCTGGTCGCCGGGGATGAGTTCGAAGATGACGATGAGCGCGGCCAGCAGCCCGCTCACGGCACCTATGATTTCCAGCCAGTTCAGGGAACTGACCACTTGGATGATGTTGGTGATTTCCATAATATGTTGTGTGGTTATTACTATCGCTGCAAAATTGCCGCCCGCAACCCGTCCATCAAGAAAGCCGAGAGCGCCCCGATCGCGGCAGCGATCCCGTAGATCGTCGACTTGGTATTCTCCAGGTGCTTGAGCCGATCGTCATGTTTTTCGAACGATCTCCGGAAGGACTCCTGGTGCTCCAAGATCAGGTCGACCTTGGTCTCAAGCCGCGCCAGTCTTTCACCATCGAAGCTCATCGACAGCGATTCTTCCTTCCGTCGGCGAGAACCGTCGGGGGCCAACATGTTGAGCGGGTCGGAGACATTCATCGTTAATATGCTTCTGGATTAGGGTTGCTGCAACTGAGCCACCGCTGCGCTGACGGCCTGCTCAAAGCTGACAGAGGGCAGCACTGGCCAGTCGTTGCGTGGTGATTGATCGGCAGCAAACATCGCCAGAATCATTTGGAGATAACCTTCCAGCGCGTCGAGTTCCTCACACTGCTTGCCAGCGGCGGCGAGAGATTGGCGGAGGTAAAGCAAGGTCGGTTGCCGCTCGCCGCCGATGCCAACAGCTTTGAGGTGTTCTTCGGCGGTGATTGGCTCGGAGGTGTTGACTTCTTCCGCTTGCTCCCAGTTGGCAGGAAGCTCGGTGTCAGGAATGGCGCGGGTGCCTGCGGGCGGTTTCCAGCCCTGCGGCTGATCGGGGCGAACAAAGGTGACAACCTTGCCGTCAGATTCTTGAACTATGGCAATTGCGTTGTTCATAAATTAAAAGCAAACGATGCGGACAAAGCCATCGCCGCCGTTGCCGCCAGCGCCACCTAAAAATCCAGAAAGCGCAGCACCGCCACCGCCGCCACCGCCGCCAAACCCACCAGCGTTGTCTCCCGCTTGTGCGTCGGCGGTTGTTGAGGCGTTGCCACCCTTTGCGCCTGTGCCGATTTTCGGCGAGAGGCTGGGCAAAAGAAAAGATTCACGAACGTCTGTAAAGGAACTTCCCGCCAGCGTTCCGCCATTAAATGCCGTTGGCGTTGCGTCGATGGAGCCGCCTGCGCGTCCGCCTTGCGTGCTGTTATTGTTGCTGCCGCCACCAGCGTTGCCAACCAAGCTGCCCGAGTTGCCCGTGGCCCCGCTGCCCGCAGTCCCCAAAACGGTGGCTCCTGTTCCTGCCGTTCCTGCCGTTCCATTGGCGCCAAGAATGCCATTTTGCCCGCCCCCGCCAGCGCCTCCTGCCCCAAAAGAAGACCCGAGGCGCAGCGTAATGTTTGGCGTAACCCAGCGCACAGAAGTATTACCGCCTGCCGTCCCAGTGAATCCATTGTTGACAGCGGGGCCACGGGCGGCTGCTCCTGCACCCCCCGCGCCGACGAGAACTTCAATCTGATCTCCGCCCGTTATCCGTGTTATGAACGTGCCATACGCACCAGAACCGCCTCCTCCACCGCCGCCGCAAACAGTGCCAGACGCGCCAATTCGCCCACCCCCTCCGCCACCACCCGCGCCGATTATTGTGATGACTTGCATCGTAGACCATGACGGAATGTTCCAGACCCAGACGGAGCCAGATCCGCCTGTCGCGCCTGCTGGGGCGGTCGCGTAGTAGAAGTCGTAGGCTTCGCTTTGCAGGGCGATTTTACCGGAGGCATCGGGGACGGTCAGCGTGCGGACGGTGCCGGTGGTGATGCCGGACAAATCAAACGCCAGTTCCTTACTGACATCCGCATTGTTGAGGATGCGAAAATTGGCGTCTCGATACAAATCACTGAACGTCCCAGCATATTTCCAGTCGTCCAGATTGCCGTTGTTCAGTTCCCGCACCCAGATTCCAGCAGGCTTGCGCGAGATGAAGTATAGCCCCTCGCCCTTTCTCACAAGGAACGCGCTGTTCACTGCGGGCGATCCTACCGTCACCGGAAGGTTGCTGTGATATTCAACGTCGCCGTCGATATAGCTCTCACCCCCACTGGATCCACTAAGATCCAGATTGCCGGTAAAAGGATTAAAGCTCCAAGCCATTAGCTCTTCTGGACTCTGGTCAGGTTCGACCCGCTGTAAGAAATGTTCCGGGTCTCGATGATCTGGCCGTTCAACTTATACTCGACCTTCGTCAGGTTGCTTCCGGCATAGGTCAGCGCGATGTCGTCCCAGGTCGGAGTATTCGAGTGCATGATGTCGTTGATCTTCTGCAACGACCGCTCGGTATAGTCCTCGCGCAGTGGGGTGTTTCCTTCTGGATAATAAGCTGGCATGTTATTACTTAATACTCCGGTTCACGGACCTCGGCAACACGGCCAAGTTACTGGAGTGGTTGCTCATGCCGTTTTTATGATGCACGTCCTTGCCGTCGCCTTTGGAGACGCGGCCGGCACGCTCCATCTTGCGACGGGCGGCGTTGCGCTGGGCACGGCGCTTCTTCTGCTCGGGGGACGAGTGGTAAATGTATTCCTGGGCGTAGTCTCTTGGCATAGGTCACATCGGTTGCGCCGGGCCAATCTTCGCGGCGGTCTGGGCATCTTTGAGGGCGAGATCCTGCATGACCTTGGCTTGCTTGGTCTGCATATCGACTTGGTGTTTCTCGATCTGCATCTGGAGCTTCGCTCGGCGTTCGGCCAAGTCGGCTTGCGCCTTCGGACTTAGCATCTGGGCATCGGCCAACTGACGCTCCATGTCGGCAATCCTTGCTTGCTCGGCTTCGATGGCGCGAGCTTGCTCGGCCTCTTGGGCTTTGGCTTGCTGCTCGGCGGCGGCTTGCAACTCGTCGGCGAGTCGCTGACCGGAAGCGTTCAACTGCTGGAACCGCTGGCGCATGAGCCCGATCTGGTCTTGGCGGGCCACGTCTGGAGCGAGCAACTGCAAGTGTTCGCCCAAGTGCGGCAACATCGTCTGGTAAGCGGCAAGCGCGGCGGCAGGGTCGGCCTGACCTTGCGAGATCGCTTGGTCGAGACCATCGAGCGCGGTCAGGTGACGCGAAGCGTGGATGAAGTGGTTCTCGCCGGAGGAGACGGGCAGCGCGGTGCCGGCCGACATCGTGGCGTTCTCCAAGAGCGCGATCTTGTCGTCGATCGGTGTCCGCAAAGTCGTGGACGGCGAGGGCAAATAGCGGTCGACCACTTCCTGCCCAAAGCGGGCGGCAATGCGGTCGCGCAAGAGATTGACCCGACCCATCTCGTCCAAGGAACCGAAGATGGACATCGTCTCATCGATCGCCGCACTCCGCATCCCGGGGCTTCCGTAACCAATGGCGCGAACGGGCTCGACCGTAGAGAAACGATGGATCGCTTCGGTCGGCACTCCGCGGGCAATACAACGCTTCTTGAAATCGACGGCGTCACGACCGCCGGGTTCGTTCGCGGCATAATCACGTGACACTAAACGGCGGTATGCTTCACGAAGAAGACGTTTCCACGGGTGGTAGAACAGATTGATCGCTGCGGCCCCGAGCACGGCTTCTTGCTGCAACTGGGCGCGAACCTCATACGCAGTGCGGCTTTGACCATCCGGAGTGATCGAGCGGGACTGGTAGCCGATCGTCCGGTTCTGCATGTTCATGGTGAGGTCGTTCAAGACCGGCATGAGGTTCTGGTTGTAGTTCGGGATCGCCTTCTCGACGATCTTCAGCCCTGGGGGAAAGAGTGCGTAGGGGCCGTAATAGGAAAGCGTGAGGTCTTCGAGGGCGCGGGATCCATTGTCGCCGGGCTGGACGATCAGGGCCGAGGAGAGCAACGCGCCATCGACCATGCCGCAGCGGAGGCGATTCAAAAGCTGGATGTGTGGATAAACTTTATAGCCCAAACCTCTGATGCCGTGATACGTGCCGTTGCCGACGCCATAGCAAAAAGTAACGAAGCAATTCGTCGGGGCGGCGAAACGGTTCGGGCGCTTGAAGAGGAAGTCCTCTTCCTTGGCGTTCTCGTCCGAACCGATCGGATCCTTGAGGAACATGAGGTGACTGACCTTGCCGTCGAACTCGCGCACCCACATGTGCACAACGTGGACTTTCTTGCCGCGGCTGTTGCCGTAAAGAAGGTCGTTATTTTTAAGTTCGACCTCCAGCTTCTCCCACTCGCCGGCCTCTTGGAACGAACTGTCGCGGCAAGCACGGATCAACGCCTGCTTCACCATCTTGACGTTCCACCCGAGGTCTTTGGCCACGGCGGGGTCTTCGATGAATTTGTAAAGCTGGTGGGCTTGGTATTCGCGATCAACCGTGGCGACCTCGATCTCCCACTCGGAAGCGCGTGTTCCACGCGGCAACCGGAACTCGGAGAGTCCGGCCACGCGCCAACGCCAATCAACCTCGTCCTCAAAATAACAAACCCCGACGCCATGCGAGACGAACTGGTCGGCAAGCATCTGGTGATTGAACTCGAATTCCTGCCACTCTTTGAGGGTCCGCGTGAATTCTTCGGCCAGGATGCGCTCCCACTCGACCTTCTGCTCGGGGGAACCGAAGTCGATCGAGATACGAGCCAAGACATCGACGGACGATGTGAGGTCGTAGTATCCGGCGAGGGCTTGCTCTTTCAGGGCGGCAGCTTCGCCGAAGTCGAGATTGGTGCGCTCACCTTGGCCCATCTCAATCAAATCTTGCTGGTTGAAAGGGGCGGCACCATTGAACATCGCGTCAACCAGGGCGCGGTTTTTACTGGAGCCTTGGTCGGAGTCCTTGATCGCTTTGTAGATCGAGCGGGCGCTGTTTACATTGTCCACGCGCATCTTGGGGGCTTTGCCGTTTTCGTCGAGGCCGAGGATTTCGAGGGGGGCTAGTTCGGAATTTGTCATTTTTGCAGGGCTTCTATGAGCGAACCGTCTTTACAACCGTGGACGACGGCGGCGTTGGTCGGCACGGGGCCGTAGACCGATTTGTCGTCGATCGGATCGCAGTAGATGCGCCCGTCTTCATCGATCTCGTAGTTCTTGGTGCGCCAGTTGTTGTGTATCAACTGTGATACCGCGGTGTGCGGGCGCATCTCGTGGCGGAGGTAAACGTCGAAGGGCTCGACATTCGGGCCGTCGTCGGTGCGGACATAGCTCCACAAGATCGAGCGGGTCGGAAAATCAGCCGGATAAACACAGGTGCCAATGACATGCTCGCCGTCGACTTTGACGAATTCGCCCGTCTTGCGGTCGAGCATCCGGGTCACTTGGATGGCTCCAAGGAAAGGTTTCTGGGCTTGGTTGTATTCGGTCTCGATCGCGTCGAGCCAATCCTCGCGGATCGGGGTGTTGTCGGCCTCGAACCAATACCAAGTGTCCTTGTTCCCGCTGTGCTGGAGGTGGCGCACGGTGCGAGCCCACAGATGGTTGGCACTCTGGGGCCAGCCGAGTTCGCACTCGCTATCAGGAATAAAGAGATCGGCCGAGGCAAAGCTCGGGGCCAGGCTCTCTTTCAAAGAGGCGGCTTCGTCCTTCGTATTGTAGGCTCCGACCACCAGCAGCTTGTGCCGGGAAAGGTTCCCCAAAAGGGCCATGTGCCCGGCCAGCTTGGTGGCGAGCTTGAGGTCGACTTGGGAAACGGGCAGGACGAGGAGCATGGTTTACGGAGTTATTACTTTAGCACGGTGTCGAGGATTTCCCAATTATCAGGCTGACGGTGGAGCCGCGGCGAATAACAAATCTTCTTCCTCTTCTTAATCTCGTCAAATCGCCAAAGGACGAACTGCTTCAAGTCGGGGAGCCAAGCGGCGAGAATCTGGAAGTCGCCACGAGCATAAGCCTTCTTGGTTTTCTTGCCGCGGCTCGTCATCACTCCGTAGTTATTGCGGTGCGGATTAAAGGTCGCGGTTTTTACCTGAACACTGATGGGTCGTTTCGGGGGACGGAGAATGACGAGGTCGGCGGCATGGGCATGACCGAGCGGCACGTAGACTTTCCAGCCACGCCCATCGGCTTCAAAAATAAACCTTACCTCGGCCGAGGTGCCTTTTTCACAGTCAGTCATGCAGTAACGGCGTGGACTAAAGGTGCCACCTTGCCGAAGATTTCAAAGGTCGAGTTGCGCCGGACGAGGTGCGGAATGCGGAGGGCATTCTGCCGGTCGACCTCGACGGCGGCATCTGTCTCGGTGAAAAAGCGGTCGGTCTTGTAGAGGTGACGGGTCGCGAGGCGGTGGCTCTTGAGCGTGACACGCTCGCCCGTGCTGCGGGAGATCACTTGCCATCCGCCGGGAGGGAGCGCGTTACGGTCGACATCCGGCGGCGGACTGAAGGGCGGGATCTCGAAGTGGGATATCCCACCGTCATAACAATAGGTGCCGTCTTTGCGCGGGTAGAGACAGTCCGGCGTCCACAGGCACGTCTCTTGGATGAAGGGCACTCCAAGTCCAATAGCCAAGCCCATCGGGCTCGACTGGTTGCCGATAAAGAGATCCGCGCCCGCAATCAGCTTGGCTAGTTCGAGGTAGTCGCTGGTGATCGCATACTCGGCATGGACTTTAGTCACCCGCCGCAGTTCCTCGACCTCGTGCGGCAACCCGACAAAGAGCATCTTCGTGCCGAGGGCTTCACCGATCAGATCCCACCGGAAGTAAGGGTTGTGGTAGCGCGGGCTACGGTGACAGACGACCCGCCCCCGCGCCCGCGCCGAGGGGGAAACTTTGAGCCAAGGATCGGGCACCGCGTTCGCATTGACCCAATCGCTTTGCAGTTCCATCAAGCTGACCCCGTAGATCAGCCCACCATTACGGAACGTGGAGAAATTGACGCAGTGCTCGTTCTTCGGCGCATCCCCGTGGATTACCTTGCCAACATAGTCCTGGGCTTCGAGGAGCGGACGCAACACCGCCGCCCGCTGCTCAGTCATCTTCGCTGTCCAGGGCCGTGAGTTCAGATAGAGATCCCCGCGCCCGAGTTCCCTCATCGAGGGCAGCGCGTAGAGGACATCCCCCAAGTCTCCGGAGTGGAAATAATTCACGACCAATCGTCGTTAGTTTCTTCGCGTGTTTCGGTCTCGTCCTGTTGGAACATGGTGTCTTCCTTGGACAACACCTCGGTCACCGCATCGACGGCCTGAAGCCAATCCGGCGCGGTCAGCGAAATCATCCGCAGCGGTGGCGCATTCTTGCGAAGCTCTTCGACTGTGACGCGATACGACATTGTGCGGTTATTATACCACCGCCTGAGACTTATTCAGCGATCACTTCGTCGAAGGCGTATGGCGCTTTAAGAAAGAAGGTGTTTCCGCTCACCGCCATTTGCTGCACGGTTTCCATCCAGCCATAAAGGGCAACGAGTTTCGGGAAGTTGGCGACCACGTTTTCGTCTTTGGCTTTGAGTAGCTTGTTGAGAAGGATCACTTTTTTGTCTGCATCGAATCCGGCGCGAATCACATGGGCTGCGCCGATCCCGATACAGCGTGCCACATGAGCTTTTGCTGCCGCTTCGATACCTTCAGCGGGCCAATCCTGCTCACTGGCCGTGTCGGGACCGTGGTTTTTTATCCTGATCGCGGTGTAGTTTGCTTCGGGAACCCTGATTCTGCAAACCACTCGGAACCCGTTTCCTGTTGGGGCAATATAGGTATCGGTCTGTAAAGAGACGTTTGGCGCGATATCTTGAGGCATCACACGCTGTGGATTAGCGAGCGCAGCGGCATAAGCCGCTTCTATAGCTTGGTTCAGTGGTTCAAGGTTCATTGAATTTAAGCGGGTTCTACACCGTTTCCATTATTGTAAAGCTGCGCTACTTCTCCGGACGTTAGTGCTCGGTCCCAGATACCTACAGCATCTACCTTACCGGTAAATGCTTGGTTACTGATATCTAAGCCAATTCTGACTTGTGATGAGTTACTGGCCGACCATCCGGTTGTTCCTATCAAAACACCATTTACGTAGAGACTAAGAGTGCCGCTTGAGATAGAAGCCACAGCGTGTGTCCAAGTATTTAATGAATACACACCACCAAGAGTAGTGCTGTAATCTGTCGGCGTGAAGTATACGTTTGTTCCATCAGTCCAAAACCACCATTTTCCGCCAGCGTTTTCCGCAGCTACAAATGCCGCATTGTTCCCGTGGCTAGATTCGTTAAACCAAGACGATACGGAGAAATCAGATCCGCTCGGAACTACCGTATTGACACTTAAATAAACATTAGGTGATACGGTCGCTGAGTTTCCAATTTTACCAGAACTAAACGTGACCGAATTGTTATTTGTCAGGGTGTTCCCATTGCCGCTTGAATCATTTACATTATCAAGTTTCCAAAACGCCAGCAACCCGCTCGTCGGAAAATCCGGAAGATTGATCGCGGCACTGGCCGCAGAGTAGACAATCACACTCGACCCGTTGCTGTTTGTCGCGGTAACTCCGACGCGCACAAACTTTCCTTCATCTGCCTCAAGAGCCAAATAGGTTGAACTCGTCGCCGCGCTAATATCTGCCCATCCAGAGGTGCCATTGGTCGACATCTGCCACTGATAGGTGAAAGTCGTCGGGTTACCGGTCCACGTTCCACTTGTTGCGGAGAAGTCGTAAACACCACTCACTGCTGGAGGATTGATGTTCAACGGCTTTGTTCCGCTTGTGAGAATACGCCATCCGGTCGTGGAATCGATATAGACAACGCTGAAGAATGAACCGGAGGCATTATTTGAGAAGTTCACTTCAGAAGCCTCAATCTTCTTTCCGTTTCGCAAAATAGTGATCGCATTAGTCATCCAAGTCCCGCGGGCATCGGCAAACTTAATGGTCTCGCCAGTGGCCGGTGCCGGCGGCAAAGTTACCGAAACCACTCCGGCGGTAGTATCAACCGCATAACTCTCCCCCACTTCCGCAGTGAAATTGGCGGATTTAAGCTCGTAGGTGTCAGAAACAACCGATGACGATCCGCCACCTCCTCCACTAGATACAATATCCCCAAGAAGAGACACCGCTTTGACGAGCGACCTTTCTTGAGAGTCTGTTGGTAGTGGGGCACTGCCCTCTGGATAGAAACTAGGCATTGGCTTTGGAATAAATGGATTTGGCTAACTTGTGATAAAGGGTTTCGTCGCTGTCTTCGGGATCCGGAGCGTTGCCGCCACCAGCCCAAGTGTCCGCCAAAGACACGAGCTTGGTGAGCGATGTTGATTCATCGTCACTCGGGCTGGGTGTAATGGCGGTAGGCATTGTGTTGTGGCGTTATTATACCACTTCAAAAAGACTGGAGCAACTGACCCGACCTCCGCGGGGCATACTTCGAAGTCATCGTCGACTTCCAACTGCTCATCCCGCGGCGACTCCCACCAGTCTCTTGGGGAGGACGCAGCCCGAACCGCTCGCGAACAACATCGAGCATGACGAAGGCAGCATCGGCCACGTCGGGGGATCGGCCGATCCTGGCCTTCATGTCGGTCTTCGACTCGACGACCACCTTCATCGATCCGGACTTCCGGGTGTCGTAGTTCCGGCTGGTCATCTCCCGAGCCAGATCCGGACCAATCCCTCGAAGTTGACCATTCTGCAAAAACTCCTTCGCGCCGAACCAAAGCTCGGTCACGCGGTTGACGTATTTATCTTGGGCAGCGGTCGCATCGTAAGCCGAGAGCGAGCGCCCCGAGGGAGCCCCGCCGAAGTGGACCCGGAGGAACTCATTCGATCCGCAGACCGTGGCCAAGGCATCGCAGAAGGGCACACCGCCGCCGGTCACGTCGACCCCGATGTTCCTCCAAGGAACGCCCGCCTTAGTCACGATGTCTTTAATCTTCTTGGCAATCTGGAAAGTGCGCGGTTCGGGGTTGCTCGCCTCTTCATCGAGGTAGTGAAACTCGTCGAACGAAACCTGATCGACACCATCTTTGTTCTGGCCAAACGAACCCAAATAAATGACACACCTATCCCCGCCGCTCACGAACGAGGGGTCGATGCCGACAATACGTTCGGCGCGGCCCCTCCAGATCGGCTTCTGATCGGCTTGGAAGCGGATGATCTCAGCCTCGCTGTAGATGGCTTTGCTGACCGCCTGCGGTGGCCAGAACCCCCGATAGTCACGCCAGAAGATCGGGTTGTCCTCGCCAAGCCGTTCACGAGCCTCATCGATCTTCTCCCATTTTTGGATCGGCCATTTGTTTTCGCCGGCCAAGTAGTTCGGATTCTTGAGGGCATCGAGGTGCAGACACACCCCACCCAGCTTGGTCTCCCACTTCTCATCATTGACCGTAATGCTCCCCCACCCATTCGTCGGCTCGACGAAGCGGCCGAAGGGATCGTAATAGCTGACAGGGTTCGCCGCCGCGCAAATGTGGAGAAACGGGTTGTTCGAGAGGTTGGACATCGCGGTGTCGAGGAAGGCATGACCCAACTCCGACAACTCATCCGCCGCGACAATGACCCGCGGTGCCTTCATGCCTCGCATCTTACCCGTCACCTCCGAGGTCTTTTTCGCCTCGGCCGGAATCAAATACACCCCCGCTTGTTCCATCCTCTCCCCGTTCCGGATCGTGTAAATGGCCGGAGTCGGAGTATCCGCGAGCTTCCCTGGGGCCACGGGCTTGATGCACGGCCAATACCTCTGGATGGCCCCCCAGACGCGCTTCTTGGCGTCACGAATGCTTGTGGACGTGACCAACGAAAGCGTGTGGAACGGCGCAGCCATCCAATTCAGGAGAGCCCAGATGGCCATGAATTCCGACTTGCCGGACGAACCACAGCCTGCGAAACCGACGAACTTATTGTGACAGCACTCATACAACATGTCATCGGCCCAAGGGTGCCAAATAAAGTTCTCAGTTTTCTTATTGAAGAAAATCTGAGCCGCGTTTTTGAAGTGCTCCTCAATCGGCAACATCTCCGGCGACCGCCGGTCACGGTTCACAAAGCAGTAAAGCTCGATCGCCCAATCGGCCGTTCCGGGCACAAAATAGACCCCATATTTCAGTCGGTATCCGACCGGAGGAGTCGTGGCATCGGAGGCAAAAATCGGGGTCATTTTGGAAATTTTTCTGCTACAGAGTTATACAAGCGGACACAATCGTTTTTGATACTTCGTAGTCACCTCATTACCAACACTTTATGACAACCGTAGCACGGGTTCGAATTTACGGGTTTAGGGGATTATTTAACTTCTGTAAGTCACTCGATTTACTCTGTTAGCGGCGAAGTTCCGCCTATTATCATTTTCGATATTATTATGCGCT